CCTGAAATATACAATCGGACTATTTTCATGCTCAATTCTGGGGACTTTTCGTGCACCTTCCCCTGCCTATCGACGAGATTTTCAGGATATTTTGTGCAGAAGGCAACGGGTACACGCGATTCAGCGGTCGGCGCAGGCGCAGCCCGCTAATCAGCAAGCAATCCAGTGATCCGAACGGTAACATGAACCTCTGTAGGTTCGCGTCAGCCGCCCTTCTTCACGATCTGATATCCGGCGGCCTCGAGCTCCATGATCACGACCTTGGCGACGTGCGCGCTTTCCTCGACCTGAATCCAGTGGTCATGCGACGCCGGATCGTCTTCCCTCGGATATTTGACAAAGGCGGAATGGATAGCGGCGCTGATAATATCTTTTGGATCGGTCATCAGTTTCCCCTGCGTTCGGTCGAATCTAGCATGGTTTGCAACGGCAATGCGATGGCTCGCTTTCATCTCGTGCGAGCGGAAGCAGCTTTGTCACGTAGGCATGGTTCGTCGTGGCGCTCTTCGGCGCGCACAATCATGCCCTCGTTCGGGAATTGGCGACGCGATGCGTCACGAAGGGAAGGCTAGCGATGCTGACACATCGGGAAACACTTCAATGCTTTGGTCGACCCGGGATTCGTTATGGTCGGATGGCGCGGGAGCGAAAAGGCAATACTGAAAATCGATGGTGCGTTCCCTAGCACCCTGGGCCGCGGCCATAAGTGACCACCCGATAGAAGTTACCATAGAGATGCAGAGCGCCATCCTGTGAGCCGAGTGAGCCGTTGGATGCTTCCGAGATCGCACGCTGCCATTTCGGAGTTCTCTGCCAAGGCCCTAAAACGAATTGGTCTGCAGTATCGTACGCAACGTAATCGCAAAACCAGCCGTGGTCGGCTTGCTCGCAGAGTCCGACCGTTTGCTGACCGCCCTTTTCATCGAGAAAATCGACGCGACGACACCTGGAGAGGTAATTTCTATCCAGCAGAGTGTGGACACGGAAGCCTTGGGCGCTCAGCCAGTGGACTGGCGCCTTGACGCCAAGATTAAAGAGGAACAAGAGCATCCACGTGATGATGAAGACCGAGACCCACTTCCAACGAAGCCTGAACAGAGCTTCCAGCGAAAAGAGGAACAACGGAATCAGCATCCAGTCACTGACCCACTGGAGCCAACCGAAGATAGGTTCAAAAATGAAATATGAGAACTCGGAGCCGTAGAAACCCAACACGGCCACGGCTATCACAATGCATCTCAGCCAGCTCACCGCATTGTTAGAAACAAGTTGTTTGATAACAGCAGTGACCCGATACATCGGCCAGCTAACAACAGTCCTCATGGATCAGCATCCGTTAGCAAAACAAGCTGACGCATTGGCACGGCGCTACGTCAGTCATGGCAACCTCATCAGCTTCCTGCTTGGCGTTGTTGTCGCGAACCGACATTGTCTCGTGGGTTGTGAACGTCCAGGCCAACGCCGAACGAGACGTCGACCAGTTTCACCTGATCGAAGCAGCTTGATAGAACACAACAAGAACAAAATCAATCGTGCTTCTTGAAGTTAGCTGCCCAGATTCCGGATCACAGAATTCCAAACCGCCGCTTCCGCTCCGCGACCTGAACCAGGTCCCTCAGCTCGGCCTGCGCCAGCTTGCCGTTGGAGACGGTCGCGCTGAGATGGTTGCGCACCTTGGCGACGATGTTGATCGCAAGAAACAGCTTCTCCCGTCCAGCCACATCGTCGATTGTCGTGACCCGCCAAGCGGAGGTGTAATTCTCTTCGAGCATCGCAAAGGCTTCGATCAGCAATTCGTTGTCGAGCAACTCCTGCGCGCGCTGGGCTTTGGCGACCGCCTGGTCGAGCCTGTTTTCATCAGACATCGGGGTTGCCCTTTGCGGTGTTCGTCTGCCGCACCTTTGCGTCATGGTTTGCCGCGGCGGCCGCCATGCCAAGTTCCGCCCCAGCGAAATTGATTTCATGCCGGGCGTGCGCGCGTTGCATCTTCAGTGTTTCGATTGCGGCCTTCAGATGCGCGTTGAGCAGCGCCATCTTGGCATCGAGCTCAGTCTTCATCCTGGCCAGCTCGATTTCGGCCTGGACCTTGACCTGCTGGTGGATCGCCTCGGCTTGCGCCTTCTGCCGATTGGCCTGCGCCCTCGCCTGCGGTGCCAACACCTTTGGATCGAGCGGCGGCGTTGGCGGCGGATGCAACAACTGGCCGGTCCGCGGATTGATCGCGGTGGTGGTGGCGCCGGCAGCCTCGCCGGACCTAGTTTTGTCACTCATAGGTATCCCCGTTCGATTTTGTGAATCTTCGCATCATGGCGGTGCGCCGTCGCTGCCATCATCGGAGCCCTGTCCAAGCAACGTCGCGGGCACAACGGATAATCCAGAGAGGCCGGCAAGCAAATAGGGATCGAATTTTCGAGCCCCGGGCCGAAGGCGGCATTCGGACTACGAAGTTGATTTGCGTCGCGAAGGTGTGTCAAGCTAGGAGCTTCCAACATGGTGAGACGGATGGCGGAAAACGGCAGCGAATGGGAGGAGCCGCCCTACACTGAGGAGGAGGAAGAGGAATTCTACTGGCGTACCCAGTATGGTGTGGTCCAGGTCGCGCACGGCGGCCGAACCATCGTTCCTCAGCCACCACGGCCGCCTAAGAACGATCCCCAGAACGATCCCCCAGAATCGCAAACCCCAACGCCGGCAAAATAGCGCCGGCCTTCATCGCCGCTTCGAGCCGGTCGACCCAACCCTTGCCCTCGCCGATGATCTTGCGGGCGTTCTGGATGTCCTCGCGGGTGGCGCCCCATTGGCGCGAATATTCCTGATCCCGTTCGAACCGCGCCAGCGCCGCCTTCGGGATATCGGCATTGTCGTTCATGGCGGCGCGCAGCTCCGGCGTCACATTGATATAGGACAGCATCTCGCGCGTCGCCGCGCCGGATCCCTCCCCTTGCTGCCACGCCGGCACATAGTCGATGAAGCCGCTATCGACTGTCCCGCGCTGTGGCCGGACGCTGGCGACTGACTTGATGTCGGCCGTGAGTTCGCCCTTGCGAAGCGCGGGGCTGATATCGTCAGGGGGTGGGCCGAACCGCGTCATGGTAACGCCCTGGCCGCTGTCGACCACGTCCGGCAAACCCGCCGCCTCGCCGCGCCGTTGCAGCACCAGCAGTTGCTCGGGCGTTGCCTTCCCTGGCATCGGCGCGAACAATGAGTTGCCTGGTCCAAACCAGAGCTTGTGCCAGGCGGAGGCGTTCTGCGCGTCGACATAGCCGCGCGCCGCCTCCGATGCATTGAGGATGTTGCCGCCCGCGCTATTTGTGCAGCGATTGCCATACGGCCTCAATAATCTTCATCGAGGCATCTTCGGGATGACATCGGTAGCCACATGCCGAAAGTATCAATTTGTCATTGCCTTGCCAAAGGCCGTACCGATTGCGTATCCCCGTTCCGAGTTCGAAATGCAGAGAAATTGTGTCCTCCTTTTTCATAAACATAATTTTGAGCTTTTCGAACCGAGAAATCCGCGGCAGGAGATCGCGTACAGTTTCTTCCACTGTTACGGGCCAATTTTCTGGACCAAGCAGTTGTGGGCCCGTTTCGGTTCCTACCGCCGTAATCCGCATAAATACCAAGAAGACCGCTATAAGAATCAAAAAGCTACTGAGTGCTAATTTCACCCAGCGGCTCCTTGAAAGTCCGTCATTTGCTAGGCCGAGCATTCGAAAAATTCCTCACACTCTAGCGATTTTACCTGGGACCAAATGACCCCTGGGAATTTAGCGGCCGTGCGGGAGAATTACTAGAGGCGCCATTCGTGTTGCCAAGTACAGAGACGTCACCCTGAGATAGTTGATTTGGAATGGGCGAGTATTTGTAGATAATACCACTGGGCGCGCCTAGGTAAGAAGGTGCTCCCTCAGAGTCACTATCTCGTTTGTCCTTCAGCGAATAATTCTCGTTAAGCGCGGGGTCAGCCCCACGCGTGTGCGTGTGATACGCCCCGGCATTAACGCCCAACGAGTGGAGCAGCGGCGTTAGCACGCTATTGCCCGGTGAAGACGAATATGCCGTGCCCTCTGATGGCGGCGTGTATGAATAATCACCAAGGCCAAGCCATCTATGATAGACGCGCCCAGCGTATTCCAGTCCATAACGCTGCGAAGTCGGGTTGATATCCTGCAATGCAGCAATGGCCGCTGCATCGGCTGTTGGATAGCTATCTCCTGCCGACGCTAAACGGAGCGAGTTGGCGTCTCGCACGATAATGATATTCTGTTTCCTGATGCCACCCGGTGAGGTATAGTTCTTGATCATCACGGCATCATGCCCAGCATCAAAGGCGCTCCGTAATGCATCAACCACCTGACCATGAGTCTCCGATCCATCCAGCGTCAACGACGTCGGACGCTCCGCGCGATGCAGAAGCTTGTAAACCTGTGGATTGGTTTGCTCACTACCCCGTGCTGCCGCAAACTCATTCGCAACCTCGGGATCAAGCGCCAAGGAAACTCCAGGTGATTCCATGCCCGCCGCATTTGTGGAAACAGCTCTCGGAGAGCTGAACTCCGTTCCCGATCCATGGTAGAGTGGCATATCGGTTCGGAAGCCCATTTGCGTGGCGCGAGCCATGCGAGAGGCCGTATCCATCGGTAGCTTGAGGCCCACCCGTAATTCGTTGGCCGCCGCTGGCACAGTGCCGGCGCCGCCCATCATTGTCATCGCTGTGTCGACCGCTGGGCCGATGGATTGTGGCGCGTAGCCATCCTCTCCCAAATGCCCTACGTCCGCAGCGCTCGCCTCAAGAGCGCGCTGTGGAAGTGTCAGGAGCTGCGTCATCATTCCATATGCAACTCTGCCAGCGATGTCGGCCGTCTTGTTGCCGATCGCAGTTCCGGCGGAGAATTGTCCGCCGTCGCCAACGGCCGGCGCGCCGACATCGGATAGATCAGCCCCAGTCTCGAGCCGTTGGTGCTGGCTTTCCAGTTGCGTCCGTGCCTGTTCGATCAAGCCATCTGCGCTGAACGGATCATGGTCAACGGGGATAAGTGAAGCATCTCCGAAATCCGGTTGATGGTCCACAGGCACCAGAGAAAAATCAGGCATGCTGAACAACCATCAACTCGATTTATCGGTCATCGCTGGACTCCCCGTTCGTTGCGCCGATGCCAACCGGTACCGCAACGCCGTTGAACTGAATGACTTCGTTCAGGCGTGGATTATTATTGACGAACTTCCGGATGGTGGCCGCGGTCTTGGGCGCGACCGTCTTGAGATAATTGGGATCTGCCATATAGGCGCGGAGTGCTTCCGCGATGTATTCGCGCGAAACGTCCTTGCCGCGGTAGCCGGCATTCTCCGGCGTGTAGAAGCGTCCTCTGGCGGCCTCGCCCGTCTGGGGGCCATACCGTCCTGTTCCGGGCGTCGTCGCGCGGTTGGGGTTGTTCAGCGTATTGTAGACCCGCCGCAGCTCGTCCATGAGCGGCCCGGCGTCGATGTCGCCGGCAAGATCGTCGACGGCATGCCCGAATTCGTGAGCTGAAACCTTATCTTTGGCAGCTTGATTTAAAGCCGAGAGAACGGTGATCCCACGCTCCGGCCCATCCGGTCCTCGTGTGACTCCGTAAGCCCCAATCGAACCTCGAGGAAGTGCGCTCGCCGGCCCGCTCTGAATTGGCGAGCCAAGCGTTGCCGTTGCTGCGGCGTTAAGTTCCGCTGGCGTGAGGGCTTCGTCCATTCTGCCCAGCGTTCTTCGTCCGACAACGAATTCAGCCGCGAGATTTCTTCCTTCGATATCTTTGGAAAGATTTCCTGCGACATCAGATGGGGCTCCGGAAGGATAGTCCGCCTCGAAGGGGCGAGGCGATTTTGCCGGTGGATTATAGATCGAAGCCGATCGTGATGCCAGCGAATCTGAGCCACCACGCAAAGGACTCGCCTCTGCTGGAGCGGTCCCCGCACGACCTGCCCCCACACCTCCCATCGTCATCGCCGTCTCTACCGCTGGGCCGATGGATTGCGGCGTGTAGCCGTCTTCTCCCAAATGCCCTACGTCCGCAGCGCTCGCCTCAAGAGCGCGCTGTGGAAGCGTCGCGAGCTGCGTCATCATTCCATAAGCGACTTTGCTGGCGATGTCGGCCGCTTTGTTGCCGTTCGCAGTTCCGGCGGAGAATTGTCCGCCGTCGCCAACAGCCGGCGCACCGACATCGGGCAGATCAGCCCCAGTCGCGAGCCGTTGGGGCTGGCCTTCCAGTTGTGTTCGTGCCTGTTCGATCACGCTATCCGCGCCAAACGGATCATGGTCAACGGGAATAAATGAAACGTCTCCAAAATCCGGTTGATGGTCGACAGGCACCAGAGAAAAATCAGGCATGATGAACAACCATCAGGAATTTGCCGGGCCGCTTCGGGTCCGGAACATAATGGTGGCCGTCCCTGGCTTTCCGCGAACCCGGTACGGGGGAACGCTGCATCTTCTGCGCTTCGGTCGTCGCTTTCAGATGCGCGTCGAGTAGTGCCATCTTGGCGTCGAGATCGGCCTTGATACTGGCGAGTTGAATCTCCGCCTGGGCCTTGACCTGTAAATGGATGGCGTCGTTTTGCGCCTTCTGTTGCGCAATCTGCGCTTGATGCGCAGCCTGCGCCTGATCGGCCTGCACCCTCGCCTGCAGCGCCAGCAGTTTCGGATCGGGCGGCGGCGTGGGCGGCGCCGGCGGCGGATGCAACAGCTGCCCGGTCTGCGGATTGATCGCGGTGGGATCGTTGAAGAAGCGGCCCGGATTCTTGTGCCCCATGATCCGCGTCAGCTCGGCCGCGGTGTTGTAGAGTTCGCTGTCACCGACCAGGTTGACCTTGCCGGCCGAGATCAGTTCCTTCTGGACATTGGCGAGCGCCATCAGTTGCGCGAATTGCTGCGCCTTGCCGCCGGTGCCGAGGCCGACATTGATCGTCATGTCGTCCCGGGTCTGCCAGTCGCGTGGATCGACATTGACCCAGGCGTTGCGCAGGCGCACCGTCTGTTGCTGCTGGCCGTGCTTACGGATCGTGCCGTGCAACAGCGCGAAGATATCGCGCACGCCCTCGGCCATCAGGCGCGCGATCAGCTTGATGCGCATCTGCGAGGCGGAAAACACCTGCGCCACCGCGGTTGCCGATTGGTTCTGCAACGCATTGGCGTCGATGCCTTGCGATTGCTTCGACAGGCCGGTGCGTGTCTCCAGCTCAGCATCGACGTATTGCATCATCGGATAGATCGACGTGGTGATGTCCGGCACCACCTGCCAGTTCAGTCCGCCCGCGGTCTTGGTGCGCACCACCCCGCCCGGCCGCGACACCAGCAGATCGTCGAGCGTGTTGGCGCCGGCATTGGCCTCGGACACCTCGACGCGCGGGTTGTTGTGGAGATAGAGATTGTCCAGCGCGCCACGCTTCAGCGCGGTCTTCTCGCGCTGCAGCGGCATCACCAGGTCCGCGATCGACCGGCCGAAGAAGCGATGTGTCATCGGCACCGGCGTGGTCGCCGCGAACGGGATCGCGTCGAACGGCGTGATGCATTCGCGGCCATCCTGGCGCAGGATCTCGCTCTGGTCGCCGCCGGTCGTGACCTGATAGAGGCAGGGCCTGCCGTTGCCCTCATAATCCATCCGCACATAATGTTCGGTGATGCGGACCAGCCGGGCCGCCGAGTTGACGCCGCCGGCGTTGGTGCCGAAATGCTCATCCGCGGTATCGCGGGCGAGCGTCTCAATGTCGGTATGCCCGGTGTAATCGCCAAGCGACTTGATCTGCTCTTCGTCAAATCCTTCGGCGATCAATTGCGCTTCGGTCTTGGTCACCACCTCATGAAAACAATAGTTGCAATCGCGGACGCTGCGCGCGCCGCGCTCGATGCCGAATTCCTCCGGCGGCACGCCAAGCACTTTGGCCTGGGCGAGCTTTCGCGTGGTGACCATGGTAACGTCGTGGGTGACGGGCGACGCAAGCGGCGCCGGCATGGAAAGCAGGGGAACAGCCATATTGATGAGCTCATTGTGAAATGTTGCGGAGTGAAGACCGCGCGCCAAACAGCGGCGGGCAATTACCGGCCCGATGAATAGTTGTTGCGCATGTTTTCGTAAATGAGGCCGAGCAGCCCGCCGGGCATTGGCTGATCCGGGTTGAAAGGATCGATAGCGCCAGCCCTAGCCATCGAGCCGAGAGGCCCGCCGGATGCGCTTTGTGGGGCGGAGAGGAACGGTACCGGAGGCGCGCCTGCGGCAAATACCGAAGCCCGCGGGTTAACATTCGCCCCGTTTGCACTTCCGTAGAGCCCATTTTCAGTGGGAGCTGACGAAGCGGGCCTTCCATGGGCACTAGCGTTCCAGCCGGACATCCCATTGCCGAGCGGATTTTGTTCGCGCGAACTCAAGAACGGGATAGCCGAGCTGGCGTTTGCACCAATCGTTCCGGAGCTATCATGCGGCGATCGAGCAAACAGAGACGCTTCGCCCGTGGGGCCCATCGAAGGAGGAAAGACATATCGGCTCAGAAAATTGGCAATCTGCTGAGGAGTTTTAGCGACGCCCGTGGACGCTCCGGGCCCTGAAGGAATTGGCATCGATTCCGGATAGTCATATTCCCAGACGTTATTTCTGCTGGGGACTCCCGCGGTAGCTGCTGAATCGCGGATATAGGGCTTTGACCAAGGCTGCGAGAAATCAGGCGACATCTCGAGGGGACCGAACCCATGAGTTACGCCTATTCCAGGGGTCCCGATGCCAAAGCCGGCGGCGCTTGCACTCGTCCCGGCGTTGAATCGGACCGGTCCTTTTCCAGGACTCCCTGAAATTGATGTTCCTGTCAGGAGTCCCTCGAGATCGGGAGTGTACCCCGCCGAAAGACCGATGCCGGGCGTGCCGCCGTAAGCTTGAGGATAGATTCTCCCATGATTGTCTATGTACAGCCCACCTCCGACGCCCCACAACGATCCAAAAGTTCCTCCGCCATACGTACCTGCTGTCACGATTGCTCCTTAGCGTTTTGGCTCGTCTCCCGACTGCAGTTCTCCTTGTAGGTCCTCCAGGACTTCATCGTCGAGAAGACGGCCCAAAAGAACCAAAGCAGGAAGAAGCTACCGAAGACCACATTCTGCGAGAAGAAGAAGCCCAGCGAAATACAGAGACAAAACACGCAAAAGCCCCACGACGACTTCATGTATTCCGCCTGCAACGGCAATGGCGTTGAAGTACTCAGCGCATATACAGAAAATGCATAACGCGAGGTGTAATCATCCTGAAATTGTGGAGGAAGCGAGTCGACCAGGGAACGGCGGACGACCTCCGATTTGACGGCTGACCAGATCGCGGCGATCGCGCCCACAACGAAAAATACGGCGTTCATTTTTCTTTCCTCGCTCGCAGCGCGGGATCGTTGACCTGCGAAACACGCTCAACCGCACCTGCGGCCGCCCCCTATCCAGTAGGACCACAGCATAAGGTTGTTCGAGGCTGGAGGCTACGTCCGCCGAGAATATTGGGTCCGACACGAACCACCGGTGATGGTCGGACGAGGCGCCGTTGATGGAGGCGTTCCAATCATATTCGCCTGGGCGGGCAGCGGCTTCGTGCTCCTCGTGTCGGCTTCTCTCTATTTCACGATGTCCTAGGCGAGCTGCGCCCAGGTTATCCTCAACTCGTCGCTTCCGACGTTTCAGCCGCAGCATTATGCACGGTATGCGCCACGATCTTCATCGCGCCATTCGATTCCATCACCGCCTGCGCCAATAGCGCGAACTGATCGTCGGTCAGGTCGTAGTAGGTCTCGCGGCTTTCTTCCTCGCGCTCTTCCCACCACACCTTAACGATGCCGACTTTCGACAGCAGCGCATCCTTGATGAAGGAATAGAGGATCATGAAGCCGCGGTTTTGCTGCATGAATACGTGATTGACGTAATCGGTCTCCTGCTGCGCGGCGGCTTCATCCTCCGGGCCAACAGGTTCGAAGCGTACCACCTCGTCCGAGCCGGCAAAAATATCCATCAGCGACGGCATCAACCCTTCGATGGTATCGGCGACATCGGTCGAGACCGCGCGCGAGCGGCCGTCCTGCGCCGGCATGTCCTTGCGCATGTCGCCGAGATAATAGTCCATCGCATCGGCGCGATCCTCCGCCAGCCGCGCCGCGGAGATCGCGGCCAGTGCACTGGATTTCTCGGAGGCGAGCATCGACTTGAGATCGGACGTGGACATTTTGGGCATTGGCAAAGGCCTCGGTTTGAAAAGAGTGAAGCTATGTCAGGTCGCGCATGTGATATGCAAGCAGCGCGGCCGCACCACCATGTCGCCAGGCATCGACATAATTGCCGTTCCGGTTCAGGTCCGGTGTTTCAGGCCGAACATCCTGCAACCACGAAAGCACTTGGCCAAGTCTTTCATCTGTCGTTGCCCGCCGACCCTCGATAAGCCCGATGTAGTCAGTCATGCTTGACCTTCCGTGTCATGATCAGGTTGCGTCGACGGTCTGGGCAACCGTCGGCCACGGGTGACTTCAGGCCGTCAATCCAATAATCGAACTCTCGATCATCAAACCAAAAGCATTGATAAACGATACCGCTCGTGTACTTGATGAGGACCTTGCTTGTATCACCGGTATGCCGCACATCCGTACGGAGCAAAGCGAGTACCTCGAAGCTCATTCCCGTCCAATGACAGATCTTCACGTTTTGAAGTTGTACAGCCTCGTGCTCCACACCACAAAACGCGCCACCCGGCTCGTCAAAATAGCGACTATATATATTGCAGCGCCTGCGAGACATGCCGCAAGAAGCGAGAAGACGATCAACGCCCTTCGTGGCCATCTGTACATGAACCGCGACAACCTTTCTCCGGGGCTGGCAGCCGCCGGCGAAGCAAGTTCCCAAACAAGCGAGCAAAAAACGCCATTGCCAGGAGCTTCATGCTCGACTCTTTCTGAAGTACGCTAGCCATTGTATTTTGCGCCACGACCATATGCTGCACACTGCATCGACGCATGAGCGACGGATGCCACAGTCACAAAAACTGATGCGATGAAAACAACCGGCAGACAGCGGATCCGCTTCGGTAGAGACGCGAATGTCATGACGGCCTCCTCGACTGCGGGGTTTCGTGACGCCGTCGCAGGCTGTTTTACGTCAATAAACGCGCGCGCGATCCCCGCCTCGCGTCGTCGCAATAGAAGCGACGCAATACCTGCGGGGAAAATCTCAGAAGGCTGACCATAGAACAAAACAAGAACTTCGTCAAGTTTCCGTATCCCGAGACTGTGGATCTCGCTCTTTCTTCGTCCAGTGCTTCAATCGATTCCAAAATTCTCAACGAGCTATGATGTCGACCAACTGTTTCCTGGGAGAACGCGACGGCTGTCCCGACATGCATCAACGGCGGATCCAGTTTTGAACTGGTGACGGGTCCGCAAGACGCGTCCCAGACGCTAATTTAGCGTGCTGCGGTTCTATACGTTCAGTGAGTGCCAACAGATCGGAGCAAACGCATCAACCAATCGTCGCTGTTTTTATCGCGCGACTGGCGGCTAGCCGGCAGGGCAAAGATCGGCGGCGGAAAGGGCCAGTCGGGCATTGGCTGGCCGCTGACGATCCCGAGCGGTCTCTCGGCTTGCGGCGGTGCCGGCTGGTACGGACCATCCGGGGCACTGACCGAGGAAGAAGTCCAGTTTCCGAAGCGATCGCCCAACGAAGCTGGATGATCGGGAGAAAGCACCTCATTGGGCGGAGCGAACGGCACGGCCGGCGTGCCCGTTTCAAAGAATGATGGTTTCAGTTGGCCCACGATGCGCCGATCCAGACGTGGAGGAGTCTGTCTCGCATAGGGCGACGCCGATTGATCCGATAGCGGACTAAGCGATCGGGGCGCCGGCATGATGGCCATACCCGCTGCGTTATCAAATCCGCTGCCCGCATTGGCGCCGGGGCCCATCAAATATTGTTGGTATTCGCCAAGGTAAGCCGGCTGACCTGGATCGGTCTTCACCGGGCCCAGTCGATCCCAGAAGTCCGTTGGGTTGATAGCGTGGCCCGCAGAATCCTTCAGTTGGTAGTGGACGTGTTGATCTTTCGTTCCGGCGTTGCCCATCCTGCCGATCGGTTGGCCTACGCCAATCAGATCACCTCGCTTCACATACTGGATATGGGTATGTAGTATTTCGTGAGAAAGGCCGTTTGCATCCCTTATCGCTATTCTCCCGAAAGTGCCTTCCCCCGGACTTGTCGTCACGATGCCGGCTACCGGCGAGCGCAACGTGGGGTGCTTGAGATTGATTCCGGTTTGCCCTATGGGATAATTGAAATCGACGCCGCCATGAGGAATCGATGCGGGCGGATTCCTACCCTTTGTCGCCCCAAAAGGACTGGTGACCTCGGGCGATAGGCCCCCGATGGGAGGCAGTACGCGATGCATGATATCTCGCCACGGCATGTCGGGTCTCCATTGTAGTTGTTATTCTGCGGACGCGGAATGCTGCCGCGGGCTGGAGTCTTCGAGCCCGGCCTCAGGTTACTCAACCTGTGGGTGATAACGTAACATTCGCCTGAGACTGCCGTCGCCCGCCGCCAATAGTTGCAGGCGAAGAACAAGCACCTGTCCGGGAGCACGTCGTTGGATTGCAAACAGAAGAGCCATCGCATTCTTGCGCAAGCAGCATTCACTCTCGCGTGGCTGTTGATTGCGGGCACGCCGACCTTTGCGCAGAACATCGCCAAACCAGCGACGGAGCAATGGCGTCCGAAGGAGGGCACCTACGCGGACCCCGGCGCCGATTTCAGTCTGAGATGCGGAGAGTTTGGCGACTTTATCGTCGAACTTACCCACAATTCTATCAGCGGTAGCGAATGGAGCTGCAAAATCACAAAGCTCACGGATACAGCCCCGGGCGCTATCAGGCTCGACATGATCTGCAACGACTACAATCTTGCGGAGTTTATCAATGACCCGAACCCCTACGAAAGGAAGTTCAAAGAAATCATGCTGCTTCGAAAGCTGGACGCAAAGTCTATATTCGTGCGAAAAACTGTAAACGGAAAATTCAAGGATCCTTATGGGCGCGCTTCCTATTGCCCTGACGAGGCTCAGCGCATGTACACCGAGGCAATGGCGAGGGACGAGGCGGAAGCCGAGCGAAAGGCCGCCGAGCAGCAACTCACTCGAACCCCTTGGCGTCCGAAGACCGGCGTCTACGCAACCCCGGGCACGAATTTCAACGACCGATGCTTGAAAGCCGGTGACGCGATCCTCGATTTTGACGAACGGTCGATTACCAGCGGCACCGATCGGTGCAACGTGACTTTTATTCGTGATAATCTGGACGGCATCCAATTGTTCGCTACCTGCAATGCGCCGCCGAGCTCGGAGAGCATGATCCTGCGGAAGATCGACGATAAGACCGTGTTTCTGCAAAAGACGAAGGACGGAAACTTCAGCGATCCTGGCGAACCATTGTCTTATTGTGGTCAGGACGCCCAGGAGATGTACGCGCAGCCAAAAGCCAAGAAGTGACTGGACTTCGGCGTTACAAATAGCGCTCACGTCGCGAGCATCGCTGCGAAATGATTCACGGCGGGTTGGCCACAGGCATAGCCACGATAGACTGTCGACTGTCAGCATTGAGGGTGATGCAATGGCGCAAGAATATTGGACCAAGGAACAGTTTTGGAGGAGTTGGAAACCGCCGGAGAAGACGAGGTAAGAGTAAGGCTTACGACAAAGATCTATACCGACCTCAACGAGAAAGGTGGACTTGCTCGCGAATGGATTCAACGCAGGGAACTTTCCCGAGCTGCTGAATCCGAACGGGCTAGAGATGCCTTCCAAGCTGAACAAACCTTGGCAGCATCACGCGCTGTAGAGGCGCCAACCGAGCCGCCGATGCCGCTGAACGGCAGGGCAGTACTGCCGAAAGAGCAACCAGAACCGCGATCGCGGCGCTTATCGTTGCGATAGTTGCAGCCATTCTCAGCCTCATTGCTACGCTTAAGCGTTAATTTCACGACGAACTATTTGCTTCTTGCCTAAGCTTCCAGCCCCACTGGCCGCCATCTCTCACACCCACCCCTGCTCCCGATACCGGATCACCCGGTTGAAATTCCCCGCCCTCCCCGGCGCCTCGTAGCACACCGCCATCAGCCCGAGCGCATCCGCGGCATGGCTCGACCAATCGTGTTCTGGTCCCAGTCCCACGTTCCGAACGTCGTCTTTGCGCTCGTGATAAAAACCGATCGCGTCGCGGCCTGCTTCGGTGGCCGCCTCGTTCCACCAGATCTGCGGCCCCAGCCTGCGCAGCGCCTCGATGCGCATCATGGCGGCGCCGCGGCCCTGGTTCTTCACCGGCGGCTCGACGGTGAAGCCGGCCTCGCGCAGATGGTCCTCATAGCGCTTGCCGGTGATGTTGTTGGCGGCGACGCCATCATGCGGCAGATAGAGGATCGCGTTTTGATAGCCGCACGAGCGCAGCCAGTTGACGTGAAACGCCAGCACCTGACCAACGGATTCGTAATAATCCAGAACCCGAATCTCGGCTCCGACCCACTGCAATATCCAGATCGTGAAGGCGTCGGCGGTGGCGCCGGAGCCGCCGATGTCGATGAAGGCGCGCAGCGGCAACAGCGGATCGGCGGAGATTTTTCCGATGCGCCCCTGCGCCCGCGCCTCGGCCAGCATCTGCGCGAAATAGGCGCCGTCGAACGCCCTTGCGTAATCGCCCTCCCAAATGTGCTCATAGCGCTCGGGATAGAGCGAGAGATCGAGTTGGCGCTCTTCCTCCAATACGGAGGGAAACCAAGGATTGTCACGCCAGTTTGCACTGACGACGATCGCGCCCGGCGGTTTCCGCACCCTCAGGAGGTCGTCGATCGCATCAGACTTCCGACGCGGATTCCACGAAGCCCACAATTCAGACCGCTCGGCGCGGATAGTCGGGCGCAGCAGCGCGAGGCTGCGCGCACTTAAGCTCTGCGCCTCATCGACCCAGGCGATACGAAAACCCTCCAGCGACTTGATGGAGTCGGCGGCGTGGTCTTGCATGCCGCGAAAGATGACGATGCCGTCGCCGGGCGTTTCGATCTTGTCGGTGAACAGTCTGAAACCGCTGCCGATCCCGAGCGAGGCGATCTTGCTTTCGATCAGGCGCTTTGAGGATTGCGCCAGGGTGCGCTGCGCCTCGCGAATGCAGACCGCGAGCGTGCCGCGCTCGGCCTGACAGGTCTCCACGAGAAGCTCACCGAAGAAGTGCGATTTCCCCGAGCCGCGGCCTCCGTACACGCCCTTGTAGCGCGCGGGCACAAGCAGCGGCTCGAAGACCTTAGCGGTCGGAATTTTCAGGATTGACAATGACGCGCTCAATTCGATGGATCAGTTCGAGCGCCCCGTCATCGCCGTTCTCCAGCGATTGTGGGGCCTTACCCCAGCCGCGATCGAGGATAGCGTTGGCGGCGGTGACGCGCGCGGCGGCGGTGGACTCATTGCTGCGCATGATGCCGACCAGCACATTGACCGCGGTTCTGGTGTGGCTTCGCGCCAGCGAGCAAATTTCGGTTGGGGTCTTTGTCACTTACTTCTCATACCAGTCCGGCTGGGCATACTCACACGGCGCCGTGTCGGGATGATGATTCATGGTGCAATCCTCAGGGACGGCTTGGCGAAACACGATCGTCGGGAAATCCGTCTGCTCGAGATCGTGCTTCGGACGCGGGATGAACCGGAGGATCTCTGCACTCATGAAAAGGCCTCCGAAAGCGCGATGGCGACCAAACCGGCGAGCGCCAGTGAAACCAAATATGCGGTCACGTCAGATCCTCCCGTGAATTAAACGTGCGGCAGATCGCTCGCGTGCGATCGTTTGGGGCACGAACCTTATCCCTATAGGGGCCGCGTGCGGCCGTGGACTGATGCAGCCACGCCGCGGCCGGCACGTTCGCGCGTGCCGGCCAATTGCGCGCATCATCCGGAAAAGTGGGCACCGGTTTTCCGATAAGATGATGCGCAATCGAGAGTTCGGACGGCGGGCACGCCCGCGACGCCCAGGCGACGGGCGTTGGGGGATGTGGCGTCGTGACGAGCGGCCGCCGTCCGATTCGAAAAACTCAATGAAAAAGCCCGCCGCGGATTGCTCCGCGCGGGCTTCACGATAGTTGCGATGATGCCGTTATGCCGGTGATTTGCCCGACGTGTCAAACTTTTTGCGACCTGAACAGAATAGGTAAAATGCATCGCACCGGCTTCGATAGAGTGAAACCGCCTTTATCGATAATTGGCCGCCAACAAAAAACCCGCTGCCGATCCTTCGGCGCGGGCTTTATGATGTCGGCGATGATGTCGATGTGCCCCTGATTTGCCCGACGCGTCAAGTGCGCGAACCTCTCGCGTTCGCGCCGGCATCAAAACAGCAATATCCGGCGTCGCCAGCTCAGCCAGGGGCGATCGGATCGCAAGGAGGCTGTCGATGTATTTCGTTGCTGCCGTGCTCGCGGTTTTGTCAGGGTTGTTCTACGCCGCGGGCCAACATGAGATCGGCTCGTTCAGCGCCACCGTGTGCCAATATGGCAGCTCGTTTTGCGAAAACCCGGTTCTGGTGCTGGTCGGCGCCGGCCTTGCCGCGATCTGGGGCGCCTTCGTCAGCGTACGCTGAAGCGCCAATCCGCCAGCTTTTCGATTTTTGTCGATGATGACGTTGTGCCCGTGATTTGCCCGACGTGTCAAATCCGGCTTTGCAAAATCAAAGGCCGGCTGGCGCGAACGGTTCCATGTCAGGCGCCCAGCTCCTAGAATTTCCCCTTCGTCGCATCCTTGGTTGCCGACACGACGCTGCCCGTGATCTGTCTCATATGTTCGCCGGCGTTGGTGAACTGGCTTCGCAGAAATTCCGACT